GTTTTTGCCGCTCGATCGTTAGTTGCTCCTGCTCGGCCAGCATGTCGCTGTACTTATATCCAAGGTAAACGATCCCCTTGTAATTGCCAGAGACCGATGTAATGTTCGCGAGCTCCGCCTTCATCTGCGCTTGAGCTTCCGCTGCGGCTAAGGCTGCTTCTGCGGCCTCTATTTCTGCTTCAGTGAGATCTACTACTCTATTCTCAGCTAACCCCGCCGCGATTGATTGAGCGATTAGACTCTCGGCGGTGGTATCAACGGTACCGCCAGCCAGAGCATAAGACTCCGCAAGCATGGTCACTGTTTTTTCCAACCCCACAGCGGAAACCGCACCTGCATTGGAATGTATGCCCATGTCTTTCAGCGCAGATTTATATTGGTCTGCAGTAATAACACCTGCGGCCAATGCTGAATTAAGTTCTGGCATGATGGTTTTTAGCCGCGAAGTGTTGACCTCATTTTGCGTCATGCCATCCGCGACATTGGCCAAAGCTGGAGCGATCTTATCCAGGCTGTCCGCGAAGTTACTTTTTATCGCATCAGACAGATTCTTAAATGCGGACTCCATTGTTTTAAGTGAGCCAGCTGAAGTATCCGCCATCGAACCAACCTTCCGGATCTGCTCCTCCGCCTGCTGCAGAAATGCCTCCGTGAACGCATCCGAAGCGCTCATGCCAGATTCTTCGAGCTTCTTTACCTTCTCATCGAACCCGTCCACGCTCACACCCAGTTGGTCAAAGCGCATGGTTGTCTGGTTCGTCAAGGTCAGAACCAGCTGGTTCATGTTCATCCCCAGCGCGCCGGCAACAGAAGTCAGTCGCACCACCTCATCATGCGACTTCGCCAGCCCTAAAGCCATGAAATCGCCAGCCCCAGCCACTAAATCAGCGCCCGAGACCATACCCCTCGTTGCCGCCCTTAGGTCTGTCATCAATCCGTCCGAAGTCGCCCCCGCCGCTTCTGCCAGCCGTTCAAACTTCCCAGCTGCGTATTCCAGCTGTGCCCCTTCTTTGGTGAAGTCATATACTGCTTTTCCACCCTGAATCGCAGTATTAATGACACCCATAGCCTGATTAACGCCCGTGGCCAGCGTCGCCCAACTCATCTTCGCAGTATCATTCCCCGATTTCTGCGCGTCTCCCGATTTTTTCGCTCCGTCAGCCACCTTCGCCTGAGCACCATCCACCTGCTTCAGCGCGTTCAGTACATCGTTGACACCTTCGGCTTCAATGGCTACCACAATCTCAGTAAGTCTCGCCATTACTTACCTTCCTCGTAATCTCTGCCCGTACTCTGTTGTTTATCCACAACATCGCCTTGTAACCTTCCAAAATCTGTACAGGTTGCCTTGCCAGTTCCCAAACTGGAACCCCAACCTCTTTCGCTATCCAAAACAATTCGTAAATCTCATACTCTGCCAGATCTGGCGGTGGATAGACTTCCGGCGCGCAGAGCCACGCCGCTATCCGTTTTTTGAGTCGTCCGATAGCGCAATCCTGTCTTGTGCAATTGCATCCAATAGCGAATTGAGCAGGTAAATAGGTATATCGTGAGCCTTGATTTCTTCCTCTGTAATCGGGATTACCTTATCCTCATCGTCGGTCAGATCCCATTTCTCAATGATCTTCACCACCTGGTAAACAACCTTTCCAATTCCAGTTTGCTCCGATAGATCGCTGAAAAATCCGAGTGTTACCGCTTGCGTCCGATATTCCAGATTCACCGTAAACTCATTGGCGGAAGTCTTATAAACCACCGCCAGCTTCTTTGTTTCTTTGACCAAATCGCTTATTCGCATATCACTCCTACAGTGCGCTCAGATTAGTAATGACCTCAATATTCACCGACTTACCCCAGGTCGCATCGTGAATCGGCAACAATCCATATTGGACCGTATACACGTTGTCCGTGTTACTCGGATCTCCAACGCTCTCCACCTGCGCCGGGAAGTCGATCGTAAACTTGTGGTTGTACGGGCTTGCGATCTGCGCGCCTGTCGCCTCAATCCTGAACCACTTCGTTGCCGCATTCCGCAAAGTCGTGATCAGCGCCAAACCAGCAGTATCAGTCGCAATTGTGATCTTTCCGCTTGCGTTCGGTTCACCTTCCACCGCCACAGGATCCTGACCCATTGGCCATGCCAAGCCAAACTTGTCTGTCAGCGAATATTCCATTGCGAAAGAGTTGGTAAGAGCGGTGGCTCCTGCCAATCCTGCTTGCGTGTCTGCCATGTAAAACTTCACCTGCGTCGGCATGATCGGCACAGGCGAAAGTGCGGTCGGACTGGCGGTTAGCACAATGCCAGTCTCGAATTGTTCACCAACTGCGTTGCCACTGACGGTGATCTCGTTCCTCGAGAAGTTGAATGTCAGCCCACTCACGCGCACCCCAGCCACTCTCCATGCGCTGTTAGCATCACCCTGTTCAATCGTCAGGGTTTTGCCTAAGTCAGCAGCGCTGGTGTTCGACACGAACGTCCATTTGTAAGCCGCGGTCGCGCCTTGCTGAACCGGAGCGGCATAATGCATCAAGCTCGCCAGCAGGTACACAATCTCGTTGTAAGTCGGCGCTCCTTGAATGTTCACGCTCGACCATTCCTTGTTCAGCGAGGCAAAACTCGCGTACTTATTCCCCATCGCTCTGAAGGGCTTTGTCTCAACCTGGGGCGATGGCACCATGCTAACGGAAAGCAATTTCTTGTTTGCCGCTACGGGGGTTCCGGCGGTAGATTCCACGCCCACTTGAATGCCCTGAAATACTGTTGCTGGTAACGTCATTTTTTATTCCTTTACTGAGTATGCACTCGAAAATCTAAAATCATCGATTTATATGTTCCGCTCGTGTCCTTCTCAGACATCGGCATCTTGAATTCCAACACACTGCTCACCACGCCAGTTCCAGCGTGCTTGTGCAGCAAGCTGATCACCCGGCTGGCGATCAAATCCACGGTCGTCCAGCTTTGCGCCTTATTGACCGCCTTCACCTGCCAGCGCTCCCCGTCCATCAACCGATCCTTGAACGCGTTGTAAACTGGCATTACATCCACCTGCTGAATCACCACATACGGGAATGTCGTCTCTTCCGGCGCTTCATCGCGGTAGATCCGCGTGCTGATCAACGCAGCCAGCGTGGCATCATTCTTCAACGTGTCATAGATCCAGCTCGCTGCGCTCATCCCATCGCCTTTACAATCTCGTCGATCGCCGCCACGAATTGCGGCTCCACTTTATCTGCTGCCGGTCGCATGTAAGGTTGCGCCGCCATCTTGTACGTTCCGAATTCCACATAAGCATCGTACTCAGTATGCGGCGCGATCGTGGCAGAGAATTGTTCAACTTCCGCCAGAATACTGCGCCTCAACGCTCCAGTATCCACGGGGCACAGCGTCTTTGCCTCCGCTTCGACATCCATCGCCGTCTTCTTCACCACCGCGCTCACCGCTCCCGGAAATGTCGCCATAATCCCTGGAATGCGGTTGTCCGTGATGGTCGTCTTGACTGTGATGTTCATTCTGCCTGCTCCGCCTTTGGCTTGCGCGTCCGTGTCGTTGTCTTGCCGTTCTTGACTTCGTTCAGAATTTCTTTCGCCTGCTCATCGTGATCCGCAAAATCTCTGAAAAAAACCGACGTGTCAGAGCGCATTTCCTTCACTTCACTCACCAAAGCCTGCGTAACCTGCGTCAAATCTGTAAGCGATCGATTTACGTCTGCCATTGCGCAATTGTTTTCCTCGCGCTGTTGCTGGTTGAAGGTGCGCCATTTGTCATCAATGTCAAACATGAACTTCTGCCATTTATCCGATTGCCGGTTAAACCACGCCAGTAGCACACTAACAAACACGATAAACAGCCCAATCAGGGCTGCCTGTTCCCAGGCTGTGAATGGCACTACATCCATCGATTATCCTATACCCGGATTTGCCGCGTTCCGGATTGCGTCGTAGATCTTGCACGCTACCAGCCCCAAAGCCAATCCAAATACTATCGATCCAAACCAGCCGCCAAATCCAACCGGCATTCCCAGACTGATCTGATACAGAATGCCCAAAATCAGGCCAATCGCGAAGCTCCCAACAGTAAGAGCATTGCCTTGCACACCGAAAGTCTTGAGTAATTCCACTAATCCCATAACCACCAGGATGAGCGGAATACCATTTACAACTTGATCAAAATTCATCTTATACCTCCGTAACCATCACTCGCAGCGCCGTAGCGTGCGACTTATTCTTATTCGACCAGTGCACGCGGTAATTCACACCCGAGATCTGGATCTGGTCCGTATCCAGTACATTCGTCCCAACTGGCAATGTGATCACATTTACCTTGCCAACCACAATCGTCGATGCAATCTGCCTCTCCAGTTCACCCTTCGGCTCACCCAGGCGCGCGTTCACCGTTGCCGCGGTTGTCCAGGCTTCACTGATCCCATCCGCGCCATTCGTTACCGTAACGCGCTGCACATACGCCGTCTCAGGCAGATTGGATTCCTGTGTAGCGCGCAATTTAACCAGATTTTCGTCACTCAATAGTGAAGTCATCTCTTACCATCCTTGCCGTCCGGATCGCGCCAAAACGAGTCGATTTTGCCTTGTATTCAGACGCCAGCTTCAACTTTCCTTGTGCGATCCCCTCAAATTCATAGCTCGAACCATCCGCACTGAACTTGGTAATATCCTGCTCAATTCTGCCTGCCCACAAAGTCAGTAACTCCGCGCTTGCGGCATAAATGTCATAGCTGAAGCCGGTCGCGTATACCGCGCTCTGCGTTGCTCCAAAGACGAAATAGCCGCTCTTGTAATCTGAGCTGGTGGGGATAAGTGCAGTGCCAGCAGGATCCGTTAGCACGACATCGCTCTCCCAATATTTGTAAGGGGATTGCCACTTCAGTTGTGTGATGCCGTCTGGCTGTGCGTATGGCGTCAGCTCACTCAGTAGAACATACTCACGTGTCAGATCCAGTTGTTCCTGGATTTCATCATCTGGGAACTGCTGTGAAGCCCCAGCGGGGTCGTTGATCAGCCCCCTCACCAGCGTGATCAGTCCTGCCATCGTTGCTCTTGCCATTTATTCGCTCCCTTATAGATTCAGGGTAAGCAGGATCAAGGAGACAACCTGCCTACCCCGAAATTAACTTATTTTGGCAATTCCCAAGCTGTGATTTTCAGCGTTTGGGTTTTTGTGGGCGCCGGTGTACTGGTCACCGAGATCGAGCCATCAGTCTGCATGAAGCGAGCGGAGTCGACTACAACGTAGTGGATTCCGTTCTGTGCGATTGTCAGAGTGAGATCGCCGAGAGTACGCAGGAACGCGGGCGCGTCAGTACCTTTGTTGATCACGACAGTCATGTTGTCAGCGGCACCTGCGGTGTTCTGAAACTTCAAAAGCACGTTGTGGGTGTCACCGCTCGGCGTGAACTTCAAGGTCACGGCGGTAGTTTCGGTGTCGAGTACGCTCTCAGCGCAGTCGGATTTCGCGGTGTCAAGCGTCAGCTTGTTCAGAGTAATTGCTGTTGCATTAGCCATGTTTCACCGCCTTAGCTGGCTGCATTCTTGGCATAGAGGGTCGCCAGCAAAGCAGGACGAACAACCTTATAGCCCCAAACATGCAAGCCCTTGACTGCATCGGCGAAGCGGAGCTCTGGTCGATAAGCCTCAACAGAGTTAATCTGACCGGCGAAACTCACAGTCATCGGGTGCCCGGCGATAATGCGGTAAGTCTTCACAGACTGACCATCGTCGGTCACGTTGTTGCTCATGTAGACGTTGAGCCCGGCCGCCTTGCCGATCAGACCGTTGGTGCGAATCTGATTGCCAGTTTCGGTCGCGTTGATGAAGCGAGAATCTTTGAGCAAAGCACCATGAGCCCAGGCAGGCACAACCACCCACCGACGTCCGTCATCGGGGCAGTTGTTCTGGTCGAGGATCACCTTCAAATCCACGAGGTAGTCATACAGAGCGGAGCCAGCAGTCAGCACCAGACCGAGTTTGGCAGAGCTGCCATCAGCACCGATCTTATTGTCAGCAGGAGTCAAAGTGTGCATCTTGGCAAGCTCGGTATCCACCGCACGAGAGAGCCCATAGGCAGCTTCGCGCATAGCTTCATCCATCACTTTCGGACGTTGCTGAGCACGGTCGACGTCGTCGATCTGGAAGTTGAAATAATCAGCTTTATCAACAGTGAGCGTGGTCTGAGCGTCGGTCAGAGTTTCCGCCGAGCTCATATTAGTGTTTTTAGTGTAAGAGCCAATGGTCACACGACCAACGGCGTTGATCTTGACGGTGTCACCAACATTCTTGATTTCACCTTCGTAGTCGTTGTTGGCGAGGTTTGCATAGACATGCGCCTCGTTGAGGTTTTGGAGCAGTCGAGCTGCCCAAATCTGCGGAATAAAATTATTCAAAGCCATAGTTTACCTTTCCCTTTCGGTTACCGTCCGCTTTCAAGTGAGTCCTTGATCGCGTCCCAATTTTTATTGATTTCAGCAGGAGTCATTCCTTCAATCTCTTCTCTGCTGAACTTTCGAACACGTTGGAGATTCATTGCACTGGAGCCTGAGCCAGTCAGATAAGGGCGTTCCTTCAACATCGACGCTAACAGCGATTCGACGTTCAAAGGCTTTCCGCTCGGATCATACTCAATCGCGTCGTGGTCGATCAGCCGATAGGCGGCATCAGGATCAACAATCCCAAGCTTATTGGCTGTTGCCAGAATCACGCTTTGAGTTGCCATTTTCTTCTGTCCAGCAAGCAAATCCTCGATCTGCTTTGCTCGAGTATCCGCAAGCTCACGCGCTTTCTGCAATTCGCTCTTCTCTGCGTCCTCGCGTTCGCGTGCCTTTTTGAGTAAGGTTTCCGCGTCTGCCGGTGTCTCAAAGCCGAGCTTTTTCAGCAGTGCGCTTTCTGCCTGCTTCGCTCTTTCTGCAAATAACCTGTCAAGTTCGTCCTGAGAAAATACTTTGCCTTTTGCGCTGGTAGCGTCACCAGAATTTTCCGCTGTTCCGCTTTGCTCGTTTTTTTCTGCTTCTTGCTCGTTCATCTTTACCTTTCCACCTGTTTCCGCTGGTGTCGCGTGTTTTTTTTGCCCAGAATCAAGAAACCCGAAACTGCAGACCGCTTTTTGGTCTACAGCTCCGGGTGCTTATTCCTCGTGAGCTATGTTTAGTCTTTACTCAATATTCAATTTCAATAATCAGTTTACCATACTTTGAATCCAAATACAAGTTATTAAAGCACATCGCCCCAGCGGGGAAACTGAGGCGGTGGCTGACAGTGAGCAGGGGCGCTTATTGTCAATTACTTTACAATACGGTTTGTAGTGAATCTCCACCTATGTTATACAAGGCTTTGCTGTAAAAGTCAAGCATGGTTGCAAAAGGTATGGATCCGACGGAAGTTGAACCCGTATTGTAAATTTTGGAGATGCACTACATGCCACATGCGGGCCCATACTGAGATATATTTTACTCGTCCATCCCCAGATCCACAACAAAAAAGCCTCATTGCTGAGGCGTCTTGTTTTCTACTTTTGGTTTATCAAATCTCTGGATATGTGTAATCAAGCGCAAGGATCTTATCCTTTTGGTCTTGAATTCTTTTCTTTAGTCCCACCAAGATTTTCGAGAACTCATCACTGAGAGGTTGGATCTGGATGCGGCGCATGCTCCCAATCGCTGCATCCCAATCAACTCCAATAGATGCTTGCTCAAAATCAGGCCAGGGAAGTTCGATTGTCTCTATATCAGACAATACACCTTCGATAAACAATAGATCACGCATTATTTCTTTCGTATCCATATCAAATCACTTCTTTTCTCAGAATTAATTATATCATCAAGTAGAACAAACTGATTTGCTGTAACGACATGCCCGGTTTCTGCTCTGAATTCCACAAAGAACAATCCTTTACTCCCAGGCCCAGCGAAATTTCCTGACTCTCTTACTATTCCAACTTGCAGAGCGCCGCGAAATCGGCTCACAAATAACTGCGATTGCTTATCCAAAACAACTTCTTTTATGGATTGATAATAATCATCCACGCTCGTCCCAACAGGCCATTCACGGTGAGCCACAACATGTCGCAAATAATGCACAATACCAGACCCCATCATGTCACTACCCTTTATGGTATTGCCTTGCCATTCGAGACCAGTGAGCCGTCCACCTGCTTTTTCCAGCAAGTTATTATTGAACCCACGTTCAGCCACTTGATCAACAATTTTCCCAACTTCTTTGTTCGTCAATGGTCTCAAATCCAAACTCGCAAACTTGATCAGCTCATCCGCGTTCAGATTCTGCTTCGCCAATCCATTTTGCACCAACCGCAAATAGTAATTGGCATCCTTCTCCCCCATCAAATCCGCCAAACTCGCCACCCCCTTGCCCTCACCCCAGGTCGCGTTAAAAGTCGGCTTCACAATATCCCCAAACGCAAACTTCCCGTCCTTCCACGCCAGCCACTTCGCCGGACCCAGCACCTTGCGCTGTTCCTCCATGCTCAACATCTCGAAATACGCCTCCCCTATCATGTTCCGCGTCTGGTACCGCGCGATCTGCTCAGGCGTCATCTTGTACTTCTTCGCAATCTCCTCAAACGATGGACCCGCTTTTTCCACCCCGCTGAAGTTCATCCCAAACTGCTCGCCAATCTCCTCCCACGAAAGTGTCAGTGGCGTTTGACAGCATCGGCAGTTGGGGTGCGAAGACATCTTCTCAGTAAGTGGATGCTCCGTCCCGTGCATCGCCAAACACACCGGACAAGCGCCGTTCACCTCCGCCTGCCATCTCCAACCCTTCACGATATCCGCGTTCGCCTGGTAATTCGCCTCCGTCGCCATCCGCTGTGCCCGCATGATCTCAGTACGTGAAATCGTCAATGCCCGGCTTAGCTGCACACCCAGCGCGTCCCGGATCATCGGCGCGATCTTGCGCGGGTTGTACCCCAGCATCATCCCCTCAATCAGCGCGTCACTCGCCTTCTGCGCTCCTGTCAGCTTGATACCCTCAAACAACGCCCGCAAAGGCGATCCGCTTTGATTCACCCCAACCATCGCCTCAATCGACTTCGTTGGCAGTGACTTCACTCTCAGTATCCCGGGCACATCATACTCCGGACCCAACTGCAGGATCATCGCATCCCGGCTGAATTCCAAACTTTCCCGGATCACCCGCGCTTGTTCTTCACTGATCTTATTCCCGGCAAACTGCGAGAAGTGGCTCAATTCCTTCCCGATTAGCTCCTGCATGTCGCTAAAACGACTATTCTGGTAGATCCAGCTCAAATCAACCGTCTCACCCCGTTCAACTGTGCGATCATACTCCGCCTGCAGGCGCTCCAATTTCACCCGTACACGTTTCCACCCCTCCACATACACGCGTACCATCTCCGAAGCCGCCCTGCGTTCATTTCGCACAATCCGGCTCTGAAAAAGCGCTGTGATTTCATCAATCGTCCCGGTCGGCATTACTCAGTCTCAACTCCGCCCTGATCAAATGCCTCCAGCAGCGCACTCCCTAATTCAGACTCCTTTGCCCGCTTCTCACGTTCGACATCCGGATCATAGCCAAACTCCTGGATCAACGTATCACCCGAAACGCCCAGTTGCTTCAAACTCAACGCCGCATTTGCCTGTACCTGAACGTCCTTCGGCAAGAGCTGCTGCCAGTGCAGCTGAGTATAGAGCTGATCTCCATATCCGCCCAACACCAACAGCCGCCGGTTGAGTTCCACGATCATTTCACCATATGTCACCCGCTTGGCTTCAGTCTTTTCCAGCAATGGCTGGTACAAAATCTCCAGCGCGATCCCCGAAAGTTGTCCAACCGATTCCACCTTCCCCGTTGCCACTTCCGGCACACGCGCCAGCTCATGCACGAACTGCTTCAGCTCTTTATGCATCTGGATCGAGCTCACCAGGTCGCTCTGCATCTCAAGATTCTGCAAGGTCGCCGTCTCGCCAGGCAGCAGGATCAGCTCATCCGGATTTACCCTCACGTCCGCTTTCCCAACGCCCCGCGCCCACGTCTTCGGATGGGCGTGATAGCGCAGGATCTTCAGGATATTCGAAACGGTGAAATTCTCTTTGTCGATCACCTCCAACAGGTCATCCTCGATATCGCTCATCCCCCAAAACTCGTGCGGCGCGATCATATTCTGGCAGTGCACTATCGGCGCAAAAGTATAAGGCCATCTCTGCTCTCCCAGAGTTTGTATCGAACCGCCGTTTACATTTTCGCGCTGATCCGTGATCATCCAGCCAGCCCCATCCTGCTCGATTACTTGCCTGATCGTGACCGGCTTCTTCGTCACCGGATCAATGCTCGGGTAGCGAATCGTGTACGCCACCACCTGATCAATGTCATCCTCAGCCAGCGTCACGCTCACCGTCTCCGGATCGCAGATGATCAGCCTCGGTTCCATCCCGGGCTTCCAATGGATCTTCACGAATGCCGTCCCGCACACCGCCCCGGATGTGGCCAACTTCTGCAGCAGGCTCATCTTTCGGTTTGCCTGCCAAACCGCTTCAAGATAGTCTTCCTGCGGCGTCTGCGCACCCTCTTCCAGCTCAAAGCCCACTTCCTTACCGAACAGGAACGCCACCCCTTTATCCACGAACATCCTCGCAAAGTTCATTCGCAGGTTGTCATCCGCCGCTCCTGCTACCACTGTTAGCGGCTTCTTGCCCTTGCCATAATAAACTTCCCAGTTCCGTCGGAATTTCTCCAGACGGTCCTGTTCCGTCATACGCACTGTGTTCTGAATCGCTGTTAATAAATAATTTTCAATCATTTTTCACCTGTCTATCGATAGAGTCCCGGTAAATATTCCACTCGTTGATCCAGCATCTCATCTTCATACGCGTATCGCAGCGCGTCAATCAGATGATTGTTCCGGTCCAACGGCTGCTTGATCGCGTTTCCAGACGCGTCCTCCCGCCATTTGTACTGCGAGAGTTCATTACGCATGGCTATGCAGCGCTTATCCACGACAATCGTCTGCTGCTGCAGCCACTGAATCCCAAACAGCACGCTGTCCTTGCCCTTCTTCACTGGGTCGACCTTCAACCCCTTCAAACGCAACTCCGCGATCGATTTCGGCTCTGCCGAGTCTGCCTTCAGTAAATCCTCTCCCAAAGGTTCCCGCAGCGCTTCAGCCAGAATGTCATTCGTCAACCCGCGTTCGTACAGCTCCGCGTAAACGTAAATTCGCTTGTGCGATCGGTCGTAATGCGTGAACGGCGCAGCCGCTGGATCACTCGAAAAGCCAAAATCCAGCCCATGCCGCCGGTCCGTCCGCTCAGACTCAGGCAGGTAATACTCGTCATCCGGATCTTCCAGGTCAGCCGTCACCCAATTCTTGAAGATCACATTCCCCAACACGCCCCAATTCCCCAACGTGTAGACGTTGTAGTAATAACTGTCCGTCTCACTCTCAAGATCAGCCACATCATCCGGCGTCAGGAACTTGTTGGCTTTGTAAGTCGTCTTTAGAATACTCAGCCCATCCGCATGATACTCCGTCTGATCATCCGCCCAGGCCACGCTTTTGAAATATTCCTCATAAATCCAATGGCTCTGCAAGATCGGGTTGAACGAGAGCGTCAGCCGCTTTGGAATACTCGCATCACCACCTCGCTGGCGCTTCAAGATCTGCTTAACCGCATCCTTCTCACACTCAGTCGCTTCTTCAATGCGTACGTCCGTGAACACACCCTTTGCCGGCGTGATCGACTTCAGCTTCTCAACGTCATCCAATCCGGAAAAAACGATCTGGTACCCATTTCCACACGTGATCGTTCCATCCGTCTTGTTGATATCAAACAAATCCCCAATGCCCCACTCCCGGATCACTTTCTTCACCTCTTCCACCACGCTCCCGCGTAGCGTCCGACCCACCTGTCGGCACACCAAAAAGTTACGCCCGCCTTTCATCAGGTCCAACACATCCCGTTGAGCCAGAAACACCGACTTGCCTGAGCTGGACCCGCCAAAATATACTTGCACACGCGCCATTTCATCCAGATATGGCAAATACACCGGATTGAATACTGCCTTGTCAATATCCACTTCCACACTGCCAGAATACATTAGCTCTGACCACCATTCAGCGTAACGCTGATCTTTAATCCGGACTTCTCTCCAGCCTCAATCGACTGCGTCGGCTTTCCCCAGCGCCGGTCCAATAGCATTTCCATTGCCTTCAAATTACCGCGCATTGCAAGCTTGCTTAGAATACTTATCAACTCTTGCCAGTCAGCATCAGAGAGTGATCCATCAATCAATGGCACAAGCCCCTTCGGTCTGCCACCAGGATTGCCACTTACACCCTTCACAAATCTACCTGTCTTTGGATCTCTTACTGCCATTATCTAAACCTCTTTACTTCCTGCTCTGAGGCGTCTTGCCTTTCAGATGACAAAAACCCGAAGTCGCAGCCATTTCTGGCAAGCAACTCCGGGTGCTTATTCCTCGTGAGTCACGAAACATGCTCGTTATTCAGTTTGAACCAAGTTTAGCACACTTGGAATCGTTTTTCAACAATCGCGCTTTGCCTTCAGGAAGTTTGTCACATCTATCGTCGAAAATCTTCTGTTCACAACCCTCACTTTGAATTCTCCGTAACCGTCGGGACTATCGAAGATTGACTTGATCGCCAGAATAAGCATCCTCAGTGCTTCGTCATCCAATTGACGACACAGTTCGGCTTCAGCCTCTTGCCGCGTCAACAAATTTTATCCGCTATCGTTATTTGCTGAGTCATTTTGCCCACCTCTTACAATTCTTCACTCCGCATATCGCAAATCCGCCAACCCAAACGCTCACATTCCTTATCCGCAAGAATCCTGCATCCTTCAATGCTCGGACCCTCAACCTCAAAACACTCCTGCGTTCGGTCGTTGATCACTCGATACCGATACACCTTCTCAACTTGCTTACTCAGTAAATCTGCAACTCGTCTCATAGCCTCTCTCCTAATCGCCTGATTGCTTCTTGATTGCTGATGTTATTTATCCTCGCAAATAAATTCACGACATCCAGTGGCTTTGCCGTGCAGCCGCTGAAACATCCACATAACTGCCGCTCCGTATCCACCCAGAAGCTCGGATTGTTATCCTCATGGAATGGACATTGCGTTACTCCCCAATGCTCGCCAGTCCAGGTGATCTCGCCAAGGAAATCCTCAATTCTGTGTGACCGTTTGACCGCCGCAAGGTCAACAAAAACGCTCATGTCCAGCACCTGGGACGGTGTCAAATTTCTGTCAATTTCGTACCCCGCCTCCCTTACTGGCGTGACCGTCTGCACTCTTTCCAGCTCATCGACCGTCTCCTTCGGCAACACCTCAGTAAGCGAGCCCCATATCGGAAACCCGCCTTCCTGGTAGACTGTGTAAATTGCACCACTGGGATGTACTGATCCTGGAAGAGTGACAAGCCCACCCCGTCCTTTTATATCGATCTTGCCAACATGCAGATTCCCAACATTCGCGGTCGATCGCGTATACACGTGGATGCCGCGTGAGGTGCGTACCTTGTAGGCATTCCTTAGTACCGACTGCGCAATTGGATTCGCAGTTCCTGCCCACAAAGACCAGCGGATATATTCACCAATATCGTCAAAGTCGATAACGACTAAATTGTTCGTGCCAGTAACCACCGCACCGTTGCTTGGCACCCGAAACCACCTCAGTAATTCATCATCACTTGGGAGCCGATCCTTATACACACCCCACTTGATCCGCGGGATTTTCGACCCCAAATGACACGGGATGACGGAAAA